TAGCGGAGGCGAGCAGATCGGATCGGCTCAACTCCTCGCGATCACCCTTACTCCTCGGCCGGCGCAGTCTCACGACAAGATCGACCGAGTAACCCTAAACGAAAGGCTAGAAGAGATGGATAATCTCGATTCTATGTCAGTTGAGGAGCTCCGCGCCATGCTCGCCGCCAAGGATGAGATGGTCAAGGAGCTCGAAGCTCGCATCAAAGAAATGAAAGAAGACGCTGAGGCTAACATCACAGCTGAGAAGTCTGATGACGACAAGGCTGAGATGGCCGAGAAGTCAGAAGACGACAAGGCTGAGATGAAGGCTGAGGACGAAGACAAAGAGAAGAAGGCGGAGTATCGCAAGATGAGCGAGACCGTCGAGGCTGATGTCAACCTCCTCAATGAGGTCGCTCTACTTCGCGAGTCACTCGCAGAGCTCACCGCTGAGCGTGACGCTATCAAGCGTGATCAGGCTGTCAGCTCTCTCCTCAATGAGGGCAAGATCAGCCCTGCTGAGCAGACTGTCGCAGGCAAGGCTTGGGATCTCCGAGACGCTCAACCTGAGTTCTGGCAGATGTTCAGCGAGCGTGCCGCCTCTTCAGCTGTACCTCTTCAGGAGGTCGGACACGGCGCGAGCGGTGAGGAGATCAGCCGCCAGAGCCTCAATGATGCAGTGCTCGCTCTTAAGAAAGAGAAGAGCGTGACCTATAGCGAGGCGCTCGACATGTTCCGCGCTGAGAACCCAGACTATTACACCAAGGCCTTTGGAGTTTAATCATGGCTAATACTGATAATATGATTTCATTCGTGGCTGCTTCAGCCATCACTGAGTTTAGGCTCGTCTCTGTTGACTCAGATGGCAAGGTCGCTCTTACAACGACGGCCACTGATGACAGCTGCGTAGGCATCGCTCAGCGTGCTGCTTCAGCTGGTGAGGTTGTTGACGTGATCGTCTCTGGCATCTCGCGCGCTGTCGCTGGCGATGCTATCGAGCCTGAGACCACAACTCTTCTCATGGTTGATGCTAACGCTGAGCTTGTCCCTCTCGTTAAGGGATCAGGGAACTTCAGCATGGCGCGCATCCTGCCTAACATCAACCATCACTCTCCTGCAGATGGCGATCAGATCAAGGTCGTGTTCACAGGTCCGAGCAACTACGAGGCTTAAGGAGTAACTCATGGCTAGCTCATATAGTAATCTACATCCAGTCGATCAGATCCTAACTAACCTCGTCGTCGAGGCGGTCCCATCTGATAACCAGCTCATCGCGGATCAGGTCTTTGAGACCATCACCGTTCCTGAGCGCTCAGGCACGATCCTCCTTGAGGAGACTCGTAACTTCATGGGCGCAGGCGCAGGTCTCGACCTTGAGCGCGCTCCTGGTGCTTCACGCGCTACCATCGGCGGCTTCGACCGTAGCTCACAGACCTTCAAGGCGAAGATCTACGCTGCACAAGACAGCATCGCTATGGAGGACATCTTTGACTCTCAGTATCCAGGGAGCGAAGAGGCACGCATCGCTAAGAAGGTGGCGCGCGTCATGAAGCTCGCTAAGGAGAAGCGCGCCGCTGATCTCCTCTTCGGTACTGCTAACTTCAACAACGACACAGCAGCCAATGAGTTTGGCGGTGAGTTTGATGACGTCGGCTCTACTCCGCTCAGCGACCTCTACGACCTCAAGAACACCGTATTTGAGGCGGCTCATGGTATCGCTCCTGACACTCTCGTTCTTGGTCACAAGGTGTTCCGTACACTCGCCAAGAACCCTGAGGTTCGTGGTTATCTTGAGGTTGGTGGCACGAATACCGTCGGTGTGGCTGCAGGCTCACGCATCCTCAACAACCAGTCTGTCATCCAGATCCTTCGTGATGTGTTGGGCATCCCTAACATCTACGTTGGTGCAGCTCGTCAAGACACTGCGGTTCCTGGTGCAACCTCTAGCGAGGGCTTCATCTGGACTCAGGACGCTCTCTTTATGGGTATCCTTCGCGGCTCTGACTCAATCGTCCAAAAGAGCGGCAACGTCAAGGGCATGCCTACAGCAGCTCTTAATCTTGAGTTCGGTGGCATGATCGCAGGTCAATATGACAGCCTCGATAAGACCCGCCGCTATGTCTACGCTGAAGAGGTTCACGAGTTTAAGGCGATTGACGGGACTCTCGGACGCATCATCACGAGCGTCGTAAACTGAGAGCTCGCTGAATGATTGAATCAGGCCACATCCATCTCACCGAAGATGCAGACAAGATCGCCATCGATGACCTGAGCCGTCAGGTCAAAGGTGAGCGCGGTCCAGTGGCCTCACTCATCAGAGCACGACGCGACCAACTGAGAGCAGAGGTTGAGGCTGAGAAAGGCTTCAAGCGTGCTCTTGGTAAGGCGCGTAAAGAGCTTGTGGAGCTCGTCACGATGTCAGCAGTGACAGATAATCCACAGCTGCTCTTGGCGCTCGATGATGAACAGCTCGTTGACTTCATCCTTTCATCGGGATTAGGTCTAGCGGTCGATGACTTCATCGAGGCCACCTCTCGTATTAGATCCAGCGTTGAGACATCTCTTGAGACTGTGGGTGTTGACCTGCCTTCTGACGTGATGCCTCAACTTGATCTGATCCAACAGCAAGCCGCCAACGCTGTCTTTGAAGATGTGATTGTCCCAGACTTCAAGAAGTCTCTACGCGCATCTCTAACGGCGATGACTTTGGATATTCCTCTTGAGATCATCAAGAGCGACCTTGAGACCCAGCTCCAACGCTCAGAGGGTCGACAGCTTACCGAGATCAAAACACAGATCTCAGAGTATGGTCGTTCACTGACAGCAGTGGCAGCAGAGGCGGCTGACCTGAACCACTATCTCTACACAGGCCCTAGAGATGGAGAGACTCGTAACTTCTGCAAGGCGCTAATCAACCTCGTGGTCGATGAGACGCAGATGAGTAAGCTTAACAATAATCAGGGCCGACCAGTCAAGATCGCCTGTGGTGGCTATAACTGTCGTCACTCATGGAGCCCTGTTACTGAGAGCTTCATAGAGGCGGCTGACCTGAAGCGCGCCACGGCGAGCGATATTAACGACGCGAACACAGGAGCAAAGAAGCGATGAGAAAAGCTGTCAAAGGTCAGATCCATCACTTTGTATGGGACCCTCCACAACCCTACTCAGGCTCACCTACTTTAACCGTAGGCTTTAGCGCTCCTCTCACTGATGAGCTGTTCACTCAGTCTAGAGCTGATGTGACTGTGACAGCTGTGGCCAATGATCGGCGCACACTCACTCTAAGCGCGAGCGTTGCGACCCAACTGCAGCGCGATGAGGTCAAGGCGTTCCTTAAGACGACGCGCGACACCTATTACGCTGTAAAGGTTAGTCGCATAGGTGGCACTACAGCAGTCTTGGCCGAGCCTCTACCTAGAGAGCTTGACCTCACTAGCAACGCCACTCTCAACTTCGCCATGAGCTATGTAGACATCAGCGCAGTTAAGACCGCGACCGCTGGCATGTTCCCCTACACGATCTCATATGAGGATAACGTAGGTGGTCAGCATGTTGAGACTGGCCTACTAAAGGTCACCCCTCGACCGTTTGACACTGGCTTAGATCACGATGAGCTCGTTGGTCGATTCGCCAACCTCGCTGATATGGTGCCACGTCGTCAATCTGACTTTGAACCGCAGATCAGCGCCGCGCTCGATGAGATCATCTTAGTCATCCGAGATCATGTGATAGCTGATGGTGTGACTGAGGATGAGGTATTTAATCAACAGAGCTTCAAGAGCGCTCATGCTTACTGCGCAGCTGCTAGCGTCTACGAGATGAATATGCAGTTTGACGCCGCCACCCAAATGAGAGACCGATGTAAAGAACTCCTCGACGTGGCGCTTAGATCCATCACCCTAGATCTAGATGGTGATGGTGTGGTGGATGAGGGTGAGGAGAACCTCAGGCGCTCAGGTGGGAGCTCTACCGACTTCAGAGCATCATGGCGCTCATATAATAAGAGTGAGGCTGATAAGTTCTTTACCCCTGTTAGAGGGATGAAGCACTAATGGCTAATCGAGTAAACATCAAAGTACCTCGGTCTCTATGGACCGCTAAGGACACGATGAGGTTAGCTCAGAACGCTCTAGCTTCGATTAAGCTTCGCACGTCTAAAGGGCTAGACGCAGATGAGGAGCCCTTCGCGGAATACTCACAAACCCCCATCTATGTGTCTACTCGTGGCGCTCGATTAAAGCCCAAAGGTGGCCGACCATCGAGGACTGGTAACAGCATCTTTTATGAGGGTGGCTATCAGCAGTATAAAGAGGAGAGCCGCAGCCGTAGCCGTGAGGGCGGTGATAGCGCTGAGGTTGATCTAGTGCTCTCAGGTAACATGATGAACAACCTAGTAGTCAAAGAGGCAACTGAAAACATGTTCATCATAGGGCTCACGAGTAAGGCTCAATATGGCTATGCAGTGAACGAGGAGCGCCGCTTCTTAGGACTCAGCAAGAAGGACATCGAGACGCTTGTAGAGGCTGTCGAGATCGAAGTCAGAAAGAAGCTATTAAGATGAGTCAAGGAATCTTCGCCGCGCTCACATATCTAGAGGATCAGCTAGAGGCCACAACGCCAAAGACTGACCTGCATCATGGCTTCGTCGCTCACGCTCGCGCCAATGGCTCAGTAGTGCCGCTTGAGGAGCGCTACAACTCTCAGCGCTT